GTCCGGGATTACGGTTCGAAAACTCGATTGCCCTACTACCTATCCAGGTAACATGACAACAGACTGCGTCAAATAAAGTCAGCAGCCAGTTTCGAAACCACAATCCCTTCAATATCAACTAGTTGATTACTCAAGACAACATCCTTGAAAAGATCAACCACGTCATCGGCAGTTAATGAATATCTCTCGATGCAAAAAGCATTGAAATCATACTCCGACAAAACCTCGCTGACCTTAATCTTTGAAGTTATGTTACGGAGAGTGACCCCTGCTTGCTTTGCATTCCAAGATACATCAACATCATAATCCCCCTTGAGATTCTTGGCAACGGCAAGGGGAAATTCGTGTTTGAACCTCTCTAGAAATACATCTCGTATAATCGGCAAGTAACGGAACTCATAAGCATACCCAACCGACTTGCAAGCCATATATAAGCTGTCGCTAACAGCCTGGTTTCTATTAGCACGCATATTAAACCGCCCAATAGCCTTGCCCAAAATGGGGACCGTGAGGTGCATACTATTGCAATGCGGAATAAAAAACCTGCTAAGGAATGTGGCTGTCCAAAGATTACTATGCCTTACAACCTTGGCTTCCATTCTAGCCTCACTAGCAATGGAAGTATAAGTTTTCTGACTGTAAGGAATAGAACCTTTGATTCTGGCTAACATGTCGTCACCTAAGAGTATGGCAGAACATCTTTTAGGCTTAGTCCTGACAAGAAACGCATAGCAAATGCATGCATTCCAAAAGGTGTTCCTGAAAGTAGTATCAGTAGCACCTGTTGGCAATTGAAACTTCAAAGAAGCCTTAATGCCATGCCTTGGATTGCGAACGGTGAAGCTGTTAGATCGCATGTGCAACCTAACAAACCACTCCGGACAACCCAAGACACGCATTAAAGAGACTTCAAGAAGCTGCACGTCACTGCATTGAAACTTGTCATTACTAGCAAAGTCTGCTTCTAACCAAAATTCGTCTTTTGCTCCTGTGACATCAACATAGTTAACATATTGACATGGAGTTTTACGATAAGAACAATGGAAACGGTAATCACCGGTCATGTTCTCAAAACAATGGTCCAAGCGTCTCATGAGCTCATTAAAAATGGGCCCAGAAATTGCATTATAGACGTCAGAACCTTTGAAAATGACACGCGGCGCCCAATTTGGCTTGTGGGTCACAAGGAGAGCTTCAACCTTCACAAAGATGTCCTTTGATGAATAATCGTTAAGGTTGGCATTGACCAAGCTCTCCAAGGCTTTATTCATTCTTGCTTTCTTCTCAGTTCCGAATTTAGCAAGCCAAGAATGATAAAGACTATCGGTCCACTCAAACTGCTCCATTTTGACTGGACATATCTTACCGACCAATTCCATGGATGCTGCAATTATTGCTGGTTCAGCCCTAACGGCACTAAAATAATTACATCGCTTTCGAAAAGCAGCGACTGTGTTGTGCCAACCATTGTCAGGAACGACGGGGTGAAGGTGGCGGAGTAACGGGCCACATTGTCTAGCGAATTCAAA